TTAGATTTTCATAAGATCTTGCAGAATCTTCTACTTTTAAATCGAACTCATCTGTAGGATCAATTAAGTCTAGATCTAAAATAGCTGTTTGAGCATCATTAAGCATAGTTCTAATTTTAGAACTGTCTGTAATAAAAGGTAAAACTTTAGTAACATATACTGCAACTTTTTCCCATATCTCATTATGAAGTTTAAATTCAGGCTCAGTAATATGATTAGATTGAATAATAGCTTGTCTAGTATCTGTAGCTGTACTGTATTGCCCTATTTGCCCTTCTCTTTGTTTAGATACTCCCATAGCTTCTGCTATTTGGTTATCTACAAAGGCCAATATATTAGTATATCTTTCTACATTAGGATTTGATAAGTTAGCGGTTTCTACTACTTTTTGAGTATTGTGTTGACCTCCTAAAGTATCAAAACTTACTTGAGGATTGTAAGGTAAAACTCCTATTTCCATAGCATATTTTAAAGCCATTTCTATAGGTAAATCTTTATCGAACATAGCAGTATTTAAAGTATGTAAAATACCTTTATCCTGCATAATTAATTTGATCCATTTATGCATAATAGCGAAATACAAATACTGCCAATACTTACCTCTATCAAAGAGAGATACAATAGGAGCATTTCTATTATTATAAGGAGCACCAAATATTGGTAAAGGTGAATAATAAGGATCATTAATATTTACTTTCTGCCAAGGAAGAGGTCTTACATTTACATATACAGAATCTTCGATTCTAGTTCCTTCCCATATTTGAGGAACCCAATCCCACTCTAAAGAGTATTCGTCCCATTCGTATTTAAATTTCTTTTCAAAGAATTTATTTTGGAATTCTACTTTTTCTGCGTATTTAGGTATTTCAAAATTTTCATCTACAAATACTAATTCTTCATCTCCGTACTCATTTTCAAATTTTAAAAATCCTACTTTTTTGAAAGATCTCCAATAGACTGTATGAACTTTTAAATACTCATTATCCATAGAAGATTGACCGTAACTTCCTAAAAACTCAGGATCAGAGTCATATAATAATCTTCCTTTGTTAGATCTATGTTCAAAATGTTTTACTGATCTTCCTTTTGAAGAAGCCATTTTATCAAACTCATTAACTCTTCCTGCATAAGGAATTAAAGTTTTAAGTTCACTATCTGTTAGTACTGATCCCCATCTATCTAGTACTTCTCCAGGAGACATCTCTCTAACGTATCCTACAGCATCTCCTTCTTGGATAAATTGTACTTCAGGACTTTTATGGTAAAATAATCCTAAAGGATTAACTACTTCAACTTTTAATTCTCCTTTTTGAAGATATATATGCACTGCTTCCAATCCAGCTATTAAAGCATGATACATACCTTGATTCTTCTTATGTCTAAAATCTGATCTATCTAAAAAGAATTTAAGTAATTGTTGAAGTAAAGATTCTTTTTGTGTTTTGTAATTTTTATATTTTTTCTCTATAGACTCAAAAGATTTTTCTTCTTCGGTAGGCTCTTGAGGCTGTTGAGGTTGTTGTCCCATCCCAGGTTGAGGAGGTCCTTGAGGAGGCATCCCTGGCATTCCTGGTTGAGGTTGTCCCGGATTTTGTCCAGGTTGAGCGGGCATAGGTGACATTTCATTAGCTTGTTCTGCTAATAGTTTTTCTTTTTCTTTTTGGATAAACTCTTTAATGTATTCTTTTAACTCATGCTCCCTAGCTCTAAGTATATCATTAGTTGCTTCAGGGTTAGTTTGTACTACTGAATAAAGAAGAGGTCTTTTTAGTTCTTCTCCTATTAATACATTAATTTTATTAGGTAACTTGTTAAAAGGTTGTACATATTCTATTTCTAATCTATCGTCTAAACCTAAAGGGTCACATATTGCTTCAAATCTTTGTTGATCAATTACATTATTATGGAGTAGGTAATTTTCTTTCATCCTATCCCACTCTTTAGTAAAATATTCAGAAGACTGAGAACACCAATAATCAACATTTTGCTTCTCCCACTCTTTATTCTTTTTACTTGCAGATATTCTCTGCATAGGTCTTATATATCTCATAATCTTCTATGTCTTAATCTATGAAATCTTTCTACAAAAAAGTTAGAAGGTAATTCATCATTTTTAAATTCTTCTTCTAAAGTTTCTTGATGCATTAACTGTTCTTGTTGTATTACTAACCCAAATAGAGCAGAGACTCTATCGAAGTTACCTTTTCTATCGTACATCATTAATTCTTGTAGTAAAGCTATATCATATATTTTATCTAAATTTCTTTCTACTTTTCCTGTCTCGGGATCAGTATATCTTATACTCATTAACCACTTCTTAGTATACTGTTCAGCTATTTGTTTCATTTTTTCACTTCCCATAGAGTGGCCTGTTTTTCTAGAATTTGTTTTAGAGTTACTTATATGTTTTTCTACTATAGAAGAAGGGGGTGAAAGTAATCTATGAAATTGCTTTTTCTCTATAAAAAAGTTTCTAACAGAGGAAGCATTAACATCATTTTCATGAGTCACTGAAGCATTATAATATAATGTCATTTTGTATAGTATCTCATTAGCCGTGTCTATAGGATCATATTTAGATCTTCCTATATAAGACATTACTATTTCATCATGTCCTATAATAGGAGCATATTTTCTAGTCTTCATGCAATATATAGCTATTAATGATTCTCCTGTTTCAGAGTCAATCTTAATAGGGTCAATAGAAATAAGGTATGCTCCTTTAGGCACTTCTTTATTTATTAACTGTGGCATTTCATATTGTACTACACATCCTTCTAAATGTTTCATAGTAGACTTTAAAGGAAAATGATCTATAGGCTTTAGTTTATCTGAAGGTTTAAAAACTATTTCATCCTCTATAGTAACTAAACTTCCAGGAGTACCTAAAAATCTTTTGTTCTTTTGAAGCTTTAATCTTTGTAGTCTAGAAAATATTTCAGCAGTATCAAATATAGAAGATTTAGATGACATAAATGCTTCTGTAGGAGTTTTACAGTACTGTGTTATAAAAGTATCATAAGATCCTCCTCCTTTTGCTACAGATCTTTCTTTGTTGAGATCTAGTTCAGCTACCCATTTCCAAGCATTTCCATTTTTATCTAATGCTTTATATTCTTTATCTTCTATTTTAATTACAGCTCCTTCTCTAAACCACATATCATCTACAAACCATCCACATTTATTATTATTATCTGCTTCTTCGTAGATGTTGTCAAACGATTTAAATTTATATCTAGAAGGGTCATAAAACATATCTGAAAAATCCCTAGCTGCGCCATCGTTTTCACCTCCTGTACCAAACACAATAGCAATACCTTTTAAGTATGCACCTGATCTTAAAGTTGGTTCAGTATATGCCCAAGCTTCTTTTAAGTTTTTAATTTGACCTGCTTCTTCAAATATAACTCTAGTAGCAGCAAGACCTGCTGCAGCATCTGGTTTATTATGTAAAGAAATTGTCTGTATACTAGACTTTTTACCTTTTACATATTTTCTTCCCCCTTTCTCTATTTCTATACCTGCTCTAATATAACATTTAGTAGCAGCAGATTTTCTATGCGTCCAAGGAGAACGAAACTCAGTGTGCTCATTTAGAAAATCTATTATATCTAAAGCCATATCAAAAGTTTGCTTAGCTTTTTGTCCGTATTCAGAAGCTATAACTATTTTTGACTCTGGGAAGAAAGTATATTTCCATACTGCTCCAGAAGAATTCTTAAAAGAGAATCCTTTACGTCTAGCTTTAGTAGCTATTAAATGAGCTTTATCTAAAACATTTTTTGGGTTTTCGCATTCCTCTAATACTTTGTACCAGTAATAATCCATGCTACAAAACATAGGGAAATCTAATCTTTCAGAAGCTTCTCCTGTTAATTCGTTGAACACTACTCTACCAATTCTAGAATAATTTAAATAAAAGTAATGTTCTCCAGTAATTCTTACCCCACAAGGTTTACCATCTATAATAGGTTCATATCCTAATAGACATCTATCTCTTTCTCTGTACCAATAATTTTTATAATCTTTGGTCCCTGGTAAAGCTTTTGTATAAACTTTATTTTTTCTAAAGTACTCAGCTGCAGGAGAAAAAACACTCGAATCTTCAAAATATAAAAATGCAAACTCTGTATTTCTTACAGGGTTTCTTGTAGACGTTCTAGTTAATTCTCCATGAAACTCTGTGTCTATTTTGTCATAGGGTACGCTATTTTCGTAATCTGACCAAAGTTTGGCTACTTTAGGATTCGGGTTAAATTCTGTATACATTATTCATCAAATATTGATAAGGTTTGAGTACCTTTTAGTCTACCTTTATTACCTTCCCATTCTTTAGCTACTTGTAATCTAAGTTCTTGTATAGTTTTTACAACTCCACTTAAATTCTTTAAAGTATCTACTATCTTTTTAGGATCATAAAAATCAATTTCATTACCTTCTTTATCTACTTTAGTTTTATTGAAATCTACTGAAGAGAAATATTCACTTAACCTATGAGCAGTTATTTCTGCTGATTTTAACATAGCACTTGATGCAGTAGGAATTAATGTATTATATTTATCAATAGCTTCTTGTACTATAGGATCATTTTCTAATTCCCATTCTTCATCTTCTATATAGTCTTTTCTTAGTATTTTTATTCTTTCTTCAGGAGAAAGATTATAATAAGGGTTGGTAGGATTATGTTGGGATTGACAGTAATGATAAATAAAGGCAAGTTTATTTTGTGGGTTTTCCGAATCTTTCCAAACTTTAGTAAACTCAGGAATATATACCCCCTCTAGAGTAATAGAGGGAGTATCATTATTTACTGTAAATATCATTTATAGTTTTGTTTTCATTTCTACGATTGCTTCGTATAAACTTTTAGCTACATCATTTCTGTAACTATCTTTTTTAAGTATTTCTAGGTCTTCTAAGTTAGTCATAAAACCACATTCAATTAAAACAGCAGGTGAATTACTATTTTTGATTATATAGAATCCAGCTTCTTTTAACCCTCTATCTTTAGCATTTTTTCTATGCTTAGAGTAAGCTTTAAATACATTTTTATGTACTATCTCTCCTAATGTTTTAGTTGTTTCTTTAGCGTTATTAACAATAAATGTTTCATAGCCATTAGCTCTAGTATCATCAGCTGCATTAGCATGAACAGATATAAGTACAGGATTAAGATTTTTTTCTATGAATTTCCTATAAAAATCTTTTTCTCTTTCCACTCTCTCCTGAAGAGAGATATCTCTCCACTCACTGCTAACTATAGCATAAGGAATACTATTCATTTCTAATAACAAACTTAATTTGTTAACTACTGAATCGTTAAATTCATTTTCTCTTAGAGAGTCATCATTAGCTCTTTTACCAGGAGTTTCAAATCCATGACCTCCATCAAGTATTACTGCTATCATAATTATTTTTTATTTAGACTTTCGATATATCCTGAAAAGAGACAAGCATAATTAGCTAAATCTTGTAAGCTATCTTTTACACTTTCTTCTTTTATAAGTAATTCTCCGTTTTCTACAAAAGAAGCAACTCTTCTCATTTTATCCATCATTCTAGTTAAAAACCCATGTTCTGGTTTTATACTTAAAACTTCAATAGATTTAAAGTTAGAGAAAGGATCATCATTAGATGTGTAATCATGATTTTTCTTAACTTGTAAATCAATACATTCTTTAAAAAAATTTTCAGTAAATTCTAAATACTCTTTTTTACTCATTATTATTTTTGTCTATTTCTACTCTAAACGAGTACCGTTGTTTAGTACCGTCATCAAAATAAACTGTAACCCCCTTACTTCTTACCCACATCTCTTGGAACCCTTTGATAGGTTTGTAGTAGGGTACTGTATATTTAATTTTAAATTCTTTATCTCCTGCTTTAACAGAAGTACATCCGCAATCAGGTACAGCTTTTTCTATTTTCCTTCCTGTAGTAAATTCAACTTCGAGTAAAGTTCCTGATTTTTGGATTCCAAAGTCTTTAAAAGTTGTTTGTTCTTTTTGTTCCATGGTATAAATAATTTAGGATACTCTTTTCCTTCGCATTGCTTTATTGCGAATAACATATCTGGTACATCACATCCACAATGAACACAAGACCCGTTAAAAACACATTCAGGATTTACAAAGTTTAGTCTGTAATTAATTTGTGTTTCTAACCATCCTGGGAATAAAAAATCTTTCATATACCAAGTTCTAATAAAGTGTGCTGTAGTATATGAGTTTATATTTCTGAATGTGAGTTTATTCCTCAACTCTGCATTCTTGAGGTACTTCCACAATAGCTTCAATGATTGACGGAGAAATGCTAACATAACCTTCAAAGTTTTTATAAGGATTCTCTCCTTGCAATAATTCTTCTGATGTGACTTTATAGTCAAAATTTAATTTATTCGGGTAGTAAAGTCTACTTTGTAAATCAAAGTCATCTAACTCTACATAAGCTCCTATCTCTAAATGAGGGTTCCCTTCTTTTAGACTTTCATCCATAGCTACAATATACCCCTCAGGAAGAAAAGGTAAAGGAGTATCTATAGATACCATTCTGTCCCCAGGAGTTTCTAGAATAATTCTATTTGTCTTCTTTACTTCTGTGTGAGATAGTAAACTAGATTCAGCTCCATTTGTAATATAATCATCTTTTCTTAATCTTACTATTACCTTCCTATTTACGAATTTCTTTTTCTCAAAAATAGGATCAATAATAGATAACTCTTTATTATACTTCTCAACTGCTTTTTGTTTTTCCCGGTCTTGTGCGGATTTTTTTAATTGGCTTTGGGGGTCTAAAAAGTTGAAGTCCCCGCTCGTTGAGATATCGTCTCGGATAATTCCCATAATCTTTTTCTATATATTTTCTATATAACTCTTTGGCCTCTGGATCTTTTAATTTGTGAGGCCTCATTTCAAATGTAATAAATTTAGGCCATCTTATACATGGTACTTTTAAGTTACTCATATTCTTATGAGTCCAATCTATAAGAGAGCTGATAATATTTTCTACATCCTTAGTTTCAATATTTAACTCTTCTGCTATCTCCTCAAAGAGAGACAAGTCTTTTAATTTACTTCCTTTCGGTAATATCTTCATAACCTGGTTGCAATAAATAATAAGGTACTTCTAAACTATAAAGAAAGACTCCTAAGTATTTAGTTAATTGGTTATACATAGGAATTCCTAAGCTCTCTTTCAAATCAAGAAAGGATTCTCTATCCAATAGAACATATTGAATACTCTTATCTTCGCTAAGTAGTTTTTCTATTTTATTTTGTATCATTGTCTAGTCTAAACTTAACAGTGTAATTAAATCCTCCTTTTTCTATTCTATCAAACAGATTTCTAAAAGATTCCTTAATCTCAAATATTCCTTTTGCTTTTGCAGACTCTATTGCTTTCTCTCTAGTTTTTGTGTTTATCCTAGATTTCTTATCGTATAGCTCATCTAATAATACAGCTAATTCTGCTTTAGTAATTTCTTCTTCATTTACTGTATTATAGATATTAATTAACTTATCTGCAAATTCGAATTTATCCTTTAAAACCACTAACTTTTCCACTATCTAAATATTTAGAATAAGACTCCTCAAAATGATTATCATCTATTAGAATCTTTTCAATAACCCAAAGAAGATCATCTCCTTTAGTGGTAAGATCACCCATTAATCTTGCTCTACCAAGAGCCATAGAAGTAGTAATTCCTACTTTACCGAATAAATGATCGCTATCTATTTTATTAGTGAATAGTTCTCTAACTAAGAGACCAGAAGTTACATTTAGAAAAACACTAGAGTAAATTCCAATACTATAAAGTATTCCCAAGAAGAAGTCATATCCAGATAATAATCCAAATTTAACTACATCTCTTACTTTCTTAGGAGTTTTACCTAGTCTTTTATTTCTAATAGAGATCACTAAGTTAGCTAATACTCCTACTATTGACATAGGTAATAAAATTAACAGCCCAAATATAGCTGCTAAAAAGTTTTTTAATAATTTCATTTTAATCTTTTTTAATATAATATGTAGACAACGTATCACCTTCTAATACTTTGTATACTTCAAAATCTTTAAATACTTTAAAAGGAGAGAGGGAAGCTATAAGATTCTGTATTTCTTCATAGTTTACACTTCCACTCTCTTTTATTTTCTGAACTTTCTGAATATGCTTTCCCATTCTTTTATAGAATTTTTTAATTCAGCTTCGCTCTCTATAGGAAGCCAATCTGTACAATCTATTTTATCCTCTTCAGGCCTCTCATCATTTAGTATTACTTTATATCTTTGTTTTTCGATATTAATGTAAAGTAAAAATACTAAGTTATTTCTGTAGTTTTTACTAGCAGAGATAAGAAAGTAGTTTTCTTTTAAGATGTTAAAATTTAATCTAAGAAGAAGCCTAACCAACGCTCTTTTCTTCATAACTTATATTTTAAATATATTTTAGGGTACGAGGGAAACAGTTAAAAAGTTACGATTATTTAATTATTTTTTCGGAAATAATTCTAAGTTCATTTCTAATCTCATTCATTTTGTTATCGAAATGTTCTTTAATTTCTTTAAGTTCAGATCTTAAAGTTTCATTTTGTTCTTTGTTTCCTGAAGTAAGATTTCTTTCTATGCTAGCAGATATCTTTTGGTATACTATTAAATTCTCTTTTAAGGCTTCGTAAAGTTTTTTGTCCTTTTCTAGAATTGAGTTTTCTTTTTCTTTAATAGTTTCTTGCCAATATCTTCTAGAATCTTTAAACAACCATCCCATTAAAACTATTACAGCCATAGAGATGAATATAGCTAAACTTCTATCTAAAACTTCAGACCATATACTCGCTTCTGGGGCATTAATCTGAATCAATAAGTATTTCATTTTTTCTGTTTTCCTAAATTACATAATATTATGTTTGTACTTTATCCATGGTGTGAGTTACTGTATATATGAGTAACTCATTCTTATTGACTTTAGGTTAACACAGAAAAATTAAAAAAGTTCCCAGAAAAAAAAATTTTAGAAAAAATTTTTTCAAGGGTGG